CGCACGCTGCGGAAGATTCTTCGGAACTTGCGCATCGGACTCCCCTTGCGATTCGGGAGTCCCCTTCAGAATCCACATTCTCCGCCCGCGCAACATCTTCCGCCAAACCACATGCGATTCCCCTGCGCGTGCGGGGGAGGGTTGGGGTCTGCGGGCAAATCCCAAGCGCCGGAACTCGTCGAGCACGGCGGCGCGTTCGCGCGCATCGAGCAGCGCGGCCGAGCGCTTGGCCGTCAGCCGCTCCAGCAGCGCGCGATAGGACTCGTCGTCCAGCGCGAGCGCCTTCTTGGCGGTGTGGATCGCGGCCAGGTCGCGGCGGCGATGGAGTTCGGCGGTCATCGCGGCGCGGCCGCTTCCCAGGCCGCGTCGTCCGCGCGCGCGTTGAGCGCGGCGGCGACCGCGTGCAGGTCGGGCAGCTCCTCCTCGCCGACGTAGTACGCGAACTGCGTGCGGCCGCGCCGGCTGCGGCGCACCACGATGAAATCGGGATGCTCGACGCAGCGCGACTGATAGAGCGCGCCATCGGCGAGCCTGGCGTGGAGCTGCAGCCGGAACCGGCAGGCGCGCAAGGCCGCGACGTCGATCATCACTGCACCGTCGCCGGCGCGCCCGGCGGCGTGCGCCAGTCCGGGTTCTGGACGTGTTCGACGAAGTAGCGCCGCGCCTCCTCGCGCAGCGGCTCGTCAATCTGATCGATGACATGCGCCGCCACCGAGACGAGCGCACACACCGCGACATCCATCGCCACATCGTCCGTGTCGTCGTCCCGGTCGATGTCGTCGTTGATCGCGGCGACGAATCGCTTCGCTAACGCGAGCGCCCGCAGACGCCAGCGCTCGTTCGCGGCATAGAGGTCGCCGGGCGCCTCAGGCCGATCCATCGCGCTGCTCCTTCGCCACCCACACCACCGCGTTGCGGCCGGAGCGGTTCTTGCGCCGCCGGCCGGAATCGACGACGCCGCCGGCCAGGTGCAGCTCGGCCACGCGCGGGCGCACGGTGAACGGCGAGAGTTTCAGGCGCGCGGCGACCTCGTCGGCGGTCATACCGTCCGAAGCGCGGATCGTCTCCAGCACGAGCTGCAGCAGGCGCGCGACGCGCGGCGCGATCGAATCGGCCGCCGCGGCGCGCGTGTCGAACAGCTCGCGCTGCGCGGTCATGCGACGCCCGCGCGCGGCCGCGGCAGGAACGACACGACGGCGCCCGTATGCGAGTCGTAGACCACGCAGCACTCGCGGCCGGATTCGTCGACCTTCATCGCGTACAGCGATTTGCCGCTCGGCCGCGTGACGATGTGAGCGAGCTCGCCGCGCCGGATCATCCCGGCCAGAGCGTCGAGCGCCGCCCGGTTCAAGGTCAGGCCGAAGCGCTCCGCGGCGCGGCGCACGGCATGCGCGCGCTGGTCGCTGGCGATGCGGCGGGCGAGCCGGGGCGTCACGACAAGGCCATGGCGCGGCGCGACCAGCCGCCCTGGTGCAGCGCGCCGCAGCGCCGGCATTTCTTGCCGCGGCCGCGGAGCGAGGCGAGGAAGGCGCGCGTGGCGCGCCGGCAATAGGGGCAGACCACGCCGACCGAGCGGTCGCGCGCGCGCAGCGCCGAGATGCGGTGCTCGCGCCATTCGGTCATGGGCGTGCGGCGCATCGCTCATCCCTCGACCACGCTGCGCTCCACGCCGGTGTGGCGCGGATCGCAGAGAGCGCCCGAGCGGAACAGGCGCTCGAACTCGGCGAGGCGGCCGGGGCGGATCTCGATCGTGTAGGCGAACGAGCGCGGCTGCACGCCGGGATGCGGGGTCGCGCCGCCGGTGAAGCGCTCCAGCCAGCTCAGCCTGAGCTGGAACTCGTAGGGCATGACCGGCGGCGGCAGCGGCGAGACCCAGCGCACATTGGCGGCGCGGCCGGCATAGACGAACACGTCGGGCCAGCCGATCCGGCCGGGCGCGACCTCGACGGGCGCGGGCGGAGCGGTGAGATCGTTCATCGCCGCTCTCCGGCGAGATCGAGCGCGCAGTCGGTCCAGCCCCTGATCCAGCGCAGCCGCGCGGCGCCTTCATGCGGGCAGGCGGCGAGATCGCGGCCGGCGCGCAGCGCGTCCCAGCCCGCATGATAGGGATCGACGCCATCGGCCAGCGCTTCGGCCAGCGTGCGGTGATGCGGCAGCGGCCAGGGCCCTCCCAGCGGCGCTGCGCGCGCGGGCCCGTGCGTGGCGCGGATCAGCTCGGGATGCGCGCTCACAGCCGCGGCGCCTTCGGAATTTTTTCGCAGCAGGCGTAGAGCAGCACGCCGAGATCGTAGCGGCTGCCGGCGATCCTGATCTCGACCGCCGCGCGCTCCGCGCCCGGCAGCGGACGCTGGCCGAGATAGACCGCGAGCTGCGCCAGCCGGTCGGAGGCGCCGAGCTCGTCGGGCTCGATCAAGACGCTCACCTCACCCCCCGAACGTTCTTCGGCGCGGTCCGCGCGCGATCCCCCCTCTCCAGCGAAGCTGGAGAGGGGGAAGCAGGCGCAGGTCGCGCCGAAGCGCCGACGCGGGGTGAGGTGGGGTCGCCCATCAGCGCGCCCGCGACATCGACCGGCCTCGCCGGTTTCGGCGCGGCGAAATCGGGCAGGTCGATGACCAGCGCGTCGCCGTCGCGGACCATGCGGCACGCCACGCGCGCGACCGCGCGGCGCTCGATGCCGGCGGGCAGCGGCAGGCGCAGCGAGAGCACGGACGGGCGGGACGATGTCCTGCGGAACTCGGTCAGCTTGAACGCCGCGAGTCCGTCCTGCGCCAGGCGCAGCTTGCGGTAATGCTCGCCCGAGCCGATCGCGGCCGACAAGAGCACGCCAGGCTTCCAGGCGCCGGGCAGCTTCGCGCGGTTGAGGCCGACCGACAGCGCCGCGCCCCCCCTGAGCAGCGCGATGCCGATCGCGGCGTCGTCGAAGGCGTGGACGCCGGCGCCGGCGCGCGGCTGGATCGGATGCCAGGTCATGTCGTCTCCTTCGTCGCCAAAGGCGCGCGCCTGGCGCGGCCGCCGGCGAGCTGCATTTCGGCCGAGGCGTCGCGCGGCTGCGCCCAGAACAGCTCGGACGTGGTGATGGCGAGGCCGGCGATGCCCTCGACCAGGCCGGGGGCTCTGAGCACCGCCTGCTTGTCGATGCTGGTCTCGATGCGCAGCAGCGCATCAAGCTGGCGCTTGCGCAGCGTGGCGATCACCGCCGCTTCGTGGTCCTTGTCGATCTCGACCTTGGGCGGCGTGGCGCGCCAGCCGACCCAGCCGGAGGCGAGCTGGTGCGTGCGCTTGCCGTCGACCAGCAGCGTGTCCTTGCTTGCGCGCGCCCAGTCGGCCAGCGCCTTGAAATTCGCGTTCAGCACGTCGGCGATCGGCGTGGCGCGCTCCTTGGCGCGCTCATGCGCCGCTGCAACCTTCGCTTCGAGCTCGCGGTCGATCGCTTCCAGGGACCGGAGCTGGCTGCCGATCTCGAACAGCAGCGCATCGGCGCCCTCGCGCGTGCGCGGCGGCGGGACTTTCAGGCGCTTCATGCGACGGCTCCCGTCGCCGGCTGCCTGGACTCGGGCGGCGGAAGGCCGGGCCGGGCCGCGTGCGGCCCCGCCAGCACCTCGCACAGCATCCGATAGTCGCCGCCCAGGGCCGGGTCCTCGACCAGCCGCGCACGGAACATCGCCTGGGCGTGCATCACGCTCGTGTGGTCGCGGCCGAACCAACGCGCGATGAACGGAATCGACAGGTCGCCGCGCAGCTCGACCGCCAGCATGATCGCGAGCCAGCGCGCCGAGACCACGCGCGCATTGCGCCGCTCGCCGAGAATCTCGGCGCGGCTGACGCCGCGCAGGTCGCTGACCCGCGCGACGATCGTGTCGAGCTGCAGGTTCGGCGCCGCCGGCGCCGAGCGGCCGCGCGGGTCGCGCAGGCTGACATGCACGTGCACGGCGGCCGTGACCTCGTCGAGCTGGCTGCGCAGCGCGGAGGCGCGCGCGTTCGCGTGCGCGAGCTGCGCGGCGAATCGGGCGACCACCGCGCGCTCGGCGGCGAGCGCCTCGGTGAGCGTCGCGATCTGGTCGTCGTGGCGCTGCAGCCGCTGCGCGAAGTCGCGCAGATGCAGCGCGGTGGCGCGGATCTGCTCGGGCCCGAGCGTGGCGCGCGGATTGACCGACAGACGCGAGGCGAGCCAGTCGGCGAGCGTGATCATGTCGCGTTGGAGCATGGGTCCTCCGTCGGACTCCCTGGTTCGGATTTGGGCTTCTTGTGCAGCGCCTGGCCGATCGGGCAGGTGCGGCAGGCGAGCCAGTGCTTCATCGCGGCGGCCTGCGAGGTCGGCTGTTCGCGCGTGAACCAGGCGCGGCACTCGGGCACGCGCAGCGGCGCGTCGAGATGCGGGCAATGCACCGAGCCATCGCCGAACGCGGCGATCACGCGCGCGGCCATGCGCGTGGTCTGGCCCTGGTACCTGCCGCTGAGCAGGGTCGAGACCGCGGCGCGCGACACGCCGAGCACGCGCGCCACCGCGGCGCGGTTCGAGGCCTTCACCGCCTGTTCGAGCAGCGCGCGCCAGTCGCTCATGGCCGGTCCATCCTGTGGTACGCGCGCTGGTTCGGGTCCCAGACATGGCCGCGCGCGCGTTGCACCACCGGAGTGAGCGGCCCGCTGTCGCGCTTCAGCACCCAAGCAATCGGACCGCTGGCGTTGCGCTTGATCGGGGCGAGATAGCCGGCGCGCGCGAGCGCGGTGAGGAACGTCCCGATCGAATCGCGCGCGGCGGAGCCCGCGGCCTGCAGCAGCTCGGCCAGCGTCGCCTTGCCTTTGGCGCGCAGGTGCCACCAGGCCTTGTCCCGCTCCGAGCGCGCGCGCGGTTTCGCCGGCGGCCCGCGGCGCGGGCCCCGCTTCGTGCGGCGCAGATTCTCGCAACCGGCGTCGCGCAGCGCGCGGCCCGCGTCAGTGAGCCGGTAGCGCCCGAGGCCGGCGCGGGCCACGAACCCACGCGCGCGCAGCTTGCGCGCCGCCGAAGCGACCGCTGAGGTCGGGAGCCGCGTGGCAGCGGCGAGGGCGGCCGTGCGCATCTCGCCCTCGCGCGGCAGCGCGTGCAGGATTTTCAGCGCCTGGCTCATGCCGCCCTCGCGTGCTGCGCCACGCGCCTGGCGCGCGCACCCTGCGCCAGCTCCTCGACTGTGGCGCCGACATTGTTGGTGAGCGCCGTGCCGTTCGGCACATCGGCCAGGCTGACGGTCTTGCCGCTGCGCTTGCCGATCCGCTCGACCACCGCGAGCGCGTTCATGATCTCGCGCATGCGCCCGCCGCTGGCGCGGTGGATTTCCGCGGCCAGGTCGTCGGCGATTTTCACCTCCGAGACCGTGTCGATCACCGCGCGCACGTCGGCGAGCGTCGCGGGGCCGAACAGCACCGTGGCGGCGGCGCGGCTGACGATCTGCGGCTGCGCGCGCAGGCGCTGCAGCGCGTCGACCATGCCGACCAGGATCACCGGGATCTCGCAGAAATCGACGATGTCGCGGATCGACTCGATCACCTTGTCGACGCGCAGGCAGTGCTCGACCTCATCCACGATCAGGGCGGGCTTCTCGATCAGCGCCACGCTCACCTGCTTGAAGCGGTCGGGGGTCGACCAGCGCGGCTTCAGGCCGAGCGAGGCGCAGACGTCGCCGAAAAACCAGTGCGCGGTGTAGGCGGCCTTGGCGCGCACATAGACCGCGCCGTGCTCGCCGCCCCACCACTCCACCGTGCGGGTCTTGCCGTAGCCGGCCTCGCCGACGGTGAGCACGATGCCGGCCTCCTGCGCGCCGCGGTTCTGCGCGCGGTCGACCGCCTTCTGGAAGGCGCGGACATTCGAGGTGAGGGCGAAGGCGCTGCGCATGGGCTCCTCAGGCGGTGCGTTGTTCGGTCTTCTTGCGAATCCACAGATCGAGGCCGGGGTACTCGGGCCGCCACGATTCGATGCGCGCGGCGAGTTGTTCGGGCGTGAGTCCGTCCGCGCCCTTGGCCGGGTTGCGCTGCGACCAGTCCCAGATGTCGATCGGCTCGGCGCCCCAGCCGGGCCACGGGTCCGGGTCAAGCGTCAGAGGAATCACTTCCGCGCTGCGCGGTTGACGCTCTTGTTCCGTGAGGTCCTCGTAGGACGGGCGCGGCGCTTGCGGATCGTCGAGCGCCTGCGCCGCGAGCGCCGCCTCGTCGAGGTCGGGTGTCGTCACCGATTCGCCGCGCGCCGGGAAAGCGACGATCTTCGCCGCCGCTTCGGCCTGGCTCGCGAGAATCTCGCGCGCCAGGTCCTCGGGCCGCTGCCGTTTCTTGAGCGCGCGCACATAGGCGCGGCCCTCGCGCTCGGCGTCGAGCGAAGCGGCGCGGGCGCGCGACGCCAGCTCGGCGCGGTCGACCCCGGTGACCGTGGGGTCCTCGGCCACGCACACGAACGCGCCCGCGGAATCGTAGACCACGACGCGGCCGAGATCGGTGGGATCGAGGCGCACCTGCACGCGCTCGCCGACCAGCGCGCCGAGCTCGGCGGCGATGTACGAGAAGCGCTCGACCCGCACGCCCTTCTTGCCGCAGACGCGCCAGCCGCCGTCGCCGGGGGCGGGCGACAGCAGCACGTCGAGCGCGCGCTCGTCCGCGACGCGCCGCGCCTGTTGGGCGAGCTGGGCGGCCGCCAGCATCGGCGTCGCGCCGAGGCCGGAGTGATCGCTGCGCTCGTAATCGGCGGTCAGCCAGTCATCGCAGGCCTTCTGCAATTCCGCGGCGGTGAGCTCGACGCGGTAGAGCGCGTCGTCGCCCTCGCCCAGGCGCTTGGCGAAGCTCGCGCGCGCGCGGATCGCCTGGCGCTGTGCGACGTCGTGGCCCGCGAAGCCCGGCAGCAGCGCGAACAACTGCCTGGTGAGCGTGCCGAAGAACCGCTCGATATGCGGCTTGCCCTCGGGCGTGAACGGCGCGCAGGTCTTGTGGCGGATCTGCAGCGCCGCCAGCGCGGTCGCCACCGCGCGGGCGGTGAAGTCCCTGCCGTTGTCGGTGGTGAGAAGCTCGGGCAGGCCCCAGTCGAGGATGCAGCGCTTGAGCAACGCCAGCACCGCCTGGGCCTTCGAGGTCCTGACCACCAGCACGCGCGCGCGGCGCGTGGCGACGTCGATCATGCCGACCACGACGTGCCGGCCGTCGCGGCACAGCACGTCGGCGGGCGTGGCGTCCGATTCCCAGACCTGGTTGAGCCGCGTGATCGATTCGGACGCGCCGCCGAAGGCCGGCCGGTAGCGCTTCGCCGCGTCGGGATTCTCCGCGCGCGCCACCAGCGTGGCGTGCTCGGCCCGCCAGCGCGCGATCCAGCGTCTGAGGCCCCGCAGCGAGGGGATGCGCTCGCCCGGCAGGCGCGCTTCCAGCGCCTTCAGCACGTGCAGCGCGTTGACATGCGGGCGGTCGAGGATCAGCGCTGCGATCAGGTCGCGCAGTTTCGGGTTCGAGTCGATCAGGCCGTCGCGCTCGCCCTGCCAGCAGCCGGCGAGCGCCGCCGCGTCCCCTGCCCCGGCGACGCGCCGCCAGCGTTTGAGTGACGGCGCGCTTACGCGCGGCAGTGCGGCGCGCAGCCAGTCGGGGCCGTCGAGCGCGCCAGCACTCCAGGTCTGGGCGAAGACTTCGAAGCCGACGCGCAGACTCACACCCGAACTCGCGCGCCAGGTCTCGAACAGATTCACCAGCGCGAGCCGCGCCTCGGCGCGTTGCCGAGCCTTGCCGACCAGACCCGCGAGCGCGCCGGTGGCGCTCGCCAGCTCCGCGCGGCCTTCGAAGGTCGCGGCCACCGCGCCTGCTTCGGCCATGGCGCGGCGCGCCAGTTCGAGACGCGCCGCTTCGGGCAGCGACGAGACGTGATACTCGCGCCCGCCGCCGCGGCCCAAGCGCGGGCGGGAGCGCCAAGAATTTCGCGTGGCGCGCATCTGATGAGAGCGCCTGTGCTCGCCCATGGCCGGCAGCGCCAGGTCCGCGAGTTCGCGCGCGGTGAACCACTCCTTCATCGGAGCCCCCGCCGCGCGCGTCGCGCCGCGAGCAGCGCGCGCCGCCGCTCCTGAATCTCCAGCTCGCGCCGGTGCAGCCGGCCGAGCTCGAGATCGACCTGGTCTTCGGGCGCGAGCGGCCGCGTGCCGCGCAGCCGGCCAAGCAGCTCCTGCAGCGCTGTCGCGCCGCAGGCGGCCTCGAAGGCGGCGGCGTACTCGAACGGGAAGCGGTGCCGCTCCTTCGATTCCGCGGTCCAGGCGTCGAGCTGCGCCTTGGTGATCTCCTCGCCCACCAGCTCGCTCATCCGCGCCGCGACCTCGAAGCGCGAGAGCGGCGTGGCCTTGAGCGCGGCCGAGAGCGTGGCGCAGAGCTGCGTGGCGCAGTCGAGCGACCCGGGCGGCGACGGCGGCGTCTCGGCGAGCAGCGCGTCGAGCGACAGTTGCATCGAGGCGGCGCCGGCCCGGGCCATGTCTATCCCGCGGCCCGCTTTAGATATTGCGCCGGGTCCGCCCGCCGGTCAGAGTCGCCACGACGATGGCCGCGCGGGCTGCGAATCGGCTGCCCGCGGTCGTCGTACCGGGACGGCCAAATCTCCGCGGGGCTCAACCCGAGCGCCGCGGCGATGATCCGTTCCGCATCAGGATAGGGCCGGCGCAGCGCCTGGCTGAGCGTCGCCGGACCGTACTTGGCTGCGATCGACAGGCGCCGCAGCGTGGTGCCGGCTTTCTCGATTGCAGCCTTGACATCAGCGGGGTGCCAGTCCGGCCGGCCGGGGGCCGGCTTTTTTGGCGGGGATCGAGTAGCCGTGACGGTTGACATGTTACAAACCGCATCATGCCGCAAATCTGCGGAAATCGTCAAGTACATTTGCGGCATCGCCGGGCCGGCTTGCCGTGAATCTGCGGCCACGTGACCAAGCGCCACAAGCCCATGCGTCGTCTGCCGCTCCTGCCGGCGGTGACCGCATCGCCACCAGACCGTGCGGATCTCCTGTCCCGCATATCTGCGGTCCTGGCCCGCTACCCGACGCGGCGCGCGGCCGCCGAGGCCTCAGGCAAGTCGACCGACATGCTCAGCGGCTACGAGAGCGGCCGCAACGAGCCGACCTTCGGCGCGCTGGCGCGCCTCGCGGCCGGAGTTGGCGTGTCGCTCGACTGGCTCGCTTCGGGCGAGGGCGCGATGATGGCGGCCGAGCGCGGTGGCGGCCGCGCGGCGCCGGACGGAACCTTTGACGCGGGTCTCGTGCACGACGTCGTGATCGAGCTTGAGCTGTTCCTGATCAACACCGGCCGCCGGCTGACGCCGGAGAAGAAGGCTCGCGTCGTTGCACTCCTATGCGAACAGTTTAGTCAATCCGGGCGCGTTAACCAGAAAGTGGTGCAAGACATCGCTGCGCTCGCCTCTTAGATGTGCTATAGTTGGAATGGAGGGGATGCCGAGGGCCGCCGATGGGCCAGTGCGAACGGCGCAAGGAGATTCGATTCCTGCTCTATTCCGGTCGCGGCGAAACGCGCGCCGAACTCGCCGACGTCGTCGGTCAGCTCGGATTCCACCGCGTCGCACGGCTGTACATCCACACGACCTTCGGCGTGGGCGCGCTCGACGAGCTGGACGACCGCGAGCTCGCCCGCGCGCTGCGGTTCGTCGAGCGGCTCGACCGCGTCTCGCGGCAACAGGTCTGACGCTGCGATGCGCGCGCTTGGCGCCATCCTGATCGTGATCGGCCTGATCGTGGTCGGCGCGGGGGGCGCCCAGCAGATCACGGTCGACGGTCGGCTCAATTTCTACGGCGCCCACATTCAGACGGTGCTGCTGGTCAGCGGGCTGCTGGTCGTGCTGATCGGCGCCGTGTTCTGGGTCGGCGGCGCCATCGTGCGGGCGGTCCGGCGCCTTGAGCCGCCGCGAGCAAGAGATCAGGCCGAACCGCCCCGCACGCAAGACGATCTCGAGACGCCCCTGCCCGGCGCGCTGGTGGCCGACCGGCGCGACCGGCAGTCCCGCCGGTTTTAG